TACAATATATTTGTTATGTTCATTTCCTTAATAGTTTTATTTCATCTTTAATATAATCAAGGTCTTTTATTATTTGGTCTATTTGGTTACGAGCCATTTGATCTTTCATATTAAACTCCATACGAGTTGGCGGCCACGTGTTAGTAGCTGCTGGATCGCCCATGTCTATAGTATACGTACCAGTACCTGGTTTAGGTAACTCTAACGCTTGTTGTACTTTAGTTTCAAGTTCTGTAAACTTAGAATTTATACTAGCCATTAAACCAAAATAAGCAGATACAATTGTAACTACCGCTACAACTATACTTACTAATGTTTTAACGCTTATCTGAAACTTACTGTCTTCTGATAATTCTTTAGCCATTATTTTTTATTATAAATTTTACCGTTCTCTATATATAAACCTTCTCTTTCTTTTATAGCCTGCCCATTAATATTATATATTACACTATTTCGCTTAGATTTATCTATAAGTTCTTCAATGCTAACGCTACAAGGAAGTCCAGTATCACAGTCTACATACTCTGTAATGTACTCTATAAACTCTACATATTCTACTTCTACAACAGTATCATAAACTATTACATCAACATATTCAACAACATCAACGAACAATGTATCTAATACATCCTCGTAAACAAACACAGTGTCAGTTATATAAATGTATTCTGGAACTAAAGTTTCGATCTCTACGGTATCTAAAACAATGTTATATATATATTCAGTTTCAACTATAGTATCAAATATAAACTCAAGCTCTGTTAATGTTATAAAAACAGTGTCACAAGCAATTGGTGTAGGTGGTCCACACTCTGTTGCGAGCGTTGGTCCTTCAGCGTTTTCATCTGCTGCATCTAAACAGTCTTCCCAACCGTCATTAATCCAGGTTGTTTCTACACAACCGTTAGGTGAATACTGTGTCCAGTTACTTGGATCATCACCACAATAAAAACCTTCTTGCTCAGCACAAGCTAAACATAAAGCTTGAAAATCAAAACCTTGCGCATTAACAAACGAGCCAATAAACGCAAATAGTATTATAATATATTTCTTCATAATTAAAATATTAAATAGTTAAAGCCAAATTTAATTTCATATACTGGTTTCATCCAGTATCTTTGGTGTGTTCCTTCAACAAACATACCAAGTGATTTAGTTAATCTAGAACCAAACACCACACCGGCATCCCACTCTATATTATCATTATCTTGTTTGCCATACTCAAATGAGTACTCATCTAAACCGTGATGTATCGGTAAGCAATTAGCCCAAGCATGTAGCCACATTTTATTAGTGTACTTATAATAAGCAACGCCAATGACTGCACTTAGTTCTCTTTGTAAACCTAATTTATCAAGCTCACGCTCGTTAAACCTAGCGACAGCTTCACCAAAGTAGTGATTAAAAAACTCAGCGTTTGAGGTAGCGAGTAGGACAGAGTCTCCACTACTAACGTCGTACCAGTTCTGATCAACGTAAAAACCTTGCACCCATTGTTCGGGAGCGTAACCAAAGTCTTGGGCTATGTCTTGAAAGTTAGAAGATCCTGGTACCCAGAAGTCTCTAATAGGATTAACACCGTACACAGGGTGTATTCTACCTACAATACCAGCTGTTAAATCCCAGTTGCCAACATTAACTCTAAACCTAAGATCTGTTGACATGTATTTTAAATTTACTCTTTGATTATCTGCATACTGTGCTTTAGCTACGTAGCTATCACCTAAATATCTTAACCAAAAGTTTTGATTATTAAACTTCTCACCACGCTCACGTATAAAAGAATAATTAAGTAAATACTCCCAACCATTAGCGTTACCTATAGTAACGTTATCAGCCACGTTATCTTCAGTACCATAGTACCAAGTCTTTACTTTATATTCATAATCAAACCTAGCTATTTTACGAAGACCAATAGTTAAGTTGTAATCATAAGGATTAACAACTGTTACGTCTTCATAACCTTTACCAATAGCTCTATAATCTTCTTGCTCTACAAAAGAAGTACCTGTTGTCATTGAAGCATAGAACGTAGAGTATTTAAAAAAGTCTTTTATTTGAGAAGTACAAACCGTACTTATCATTAGTAATAATATAATTAATCTTTTCATTTTATTTTTTAATTTTATATTTTATATTTCCAGTAAGTTTATACATAAAATTGTCAAAAACATCTCTAGCTGTTGTTTTAATTTCACCAGATTCTAAAGCTTCTTTATATTTTTGCTTAGCTGTTTTTTCATCCATTTTTTTAAATCCAGAAAAGCCGTTCATTTTAAATGCCATAATTATATTCTTTTATAAGCTTGCGTTGACTTACCTATAAAACCGTTCGTCGTGATTTGGTTATTTTCTTGCGAGTCTCCGACGAGTAAACAACCTGCCGTGTGTTCGTCAGTATTACCGCAGTGAATAAGAATATACTCAAAATTAGGAACATTGAGAACATGAAGCATGCCAATGTGAATATCACTAAAGCGCTTCGAATATTTTGTATGGTAGCCACCAACCTTGCGTAAACCCAACTTGTAAGTTCCTTCAGGTATTCTTGTCTCGCCAAATTTTTTCTCATCTCTATATTCATCTTCAAGCGTGTATGCTAAAAATTTATTATTTGTTTTATCTATTAATATTCCATTAGTACTATCAGTACCACTAGAAAATCTAATTACTTCTAATTCCATTTATTTAATTATTACTGTTGTGTCTGCAGTAGTGCTAGTAGCTATTTTTAAACTATAAATACTAGAGTCAAACGATAAATCATTATCTAAAAACAATGAAACTCTAGGGGGTATAGTTGTTTCAATTATAGTAAAGTCACTAGAGTCGTCTGTTAAAAATAATTTAATAACATTAGAGTCTGTATCATCGTGGTTAGCTATTGTTATGCTTCTAATAATCCCACTTCTATTACCACCTTTAGTTATTAATGTTACAGCGGTACCACTACCAATACCACTAATCGCTGATATGTTTGTATACTTTGCCATTATGCTAATCTTATTTCACCACGTTTTGTTACTCCTCTATTTGTAGCAGTTATTCTAATAGAATAAACACCTCTATTATTTATCATATCAGAAAACTCGTACGTAGTACCAGAGCCTAGTGTTATTAAGTGAGTGTCACCAGCTAAAGCTGTGGTGCTAGTAGTTCCTAAACCTGGAAAAGAAGTCTTAGCTGTGTTAGCTGTTATAGCACTTGCTTGGCTAGATGTTATACCAGTTTTATCTTTGTTAGCTGATATTTCTGTTCTAAGATAATCTACTTCTTCTTGTAAGTCTTTTATTTCTTTTAAAATAGATGATAAAAAAGGATCGTCCTCTGGATTATCTGCTGTATGTGATAATAAATCTTCTGAATGAACAGCTTCTATCCTTGTTTTTTTACTCGATGCATATAGCTCTGTGTATTTCTTATCTGTTAATGCCATAATAAAATTTTTTAAGTAATTTCTATTTCACCTATTAACATACCGTTAATAAACGGTGTGTTACCTGATGACGTTCTTCTTAAAGCAAAAATAATACCCTGCCCGACTGTTAATGTATTACCTCCTGCTATATCGAAGTGTTTTGTATAAGTTTTATTTGCTGTATAATTAGCATTGTGGTTTGTATGTGTCATCTTAGCTAAAGTAACAACAGCATTAGAGTCGTCAACATAAGGTACTTTAAGTATTTCAAATTCATAATCATGTGTTTGTGTTGGAGCAAATGTTATTTGTACAGAGTGTAGTGTACAGTTTCTTGTAGCTGTAAACGCTCCGTTGCTTATAGTAATCGTATTGCTAACACTAACACCATCTAGTGTGCTAGCTACTGCTATACTTGAACCTGCTCTTCCTGTTCCATACCACCTGTTTTGTTGTGACATAAATTGAATATATAAATCGTCTTTTCTTAAATCAATAAAAGATCTTATTGAAACAGACGTGTTGTCATCAACATATTTTTTTGTTGCTAAATGAGCGTCTGCAGTTGGTGTATAGGTACCACCATTAGTTTGACCAACTATATTTCCTGTAACAGAATCAAGAGTTATGTCGCCATCTATATCAAGCTTTAAATGTGCCGCATTTGCACCATCAGAGTCTATTGTTTCTATTTCTGTATTACCACTAGCAACAGTTTTTATACCAAAAAAATCAGCTGCATCAGCACTACTAGCTATTTTTATATCATGACCATTAGTGGTATCTGTTGTAGTTATTTGAACACCATTGTTAACATCTGAGTTAGCAACACCAACACTTAAACCTACACCAGTTGTAGTTCCACCAAGTTGATTACCAACAACATTAGCTACCAAAGCTGCTTGATGCACTTCAGCTGACCCGCTGTTAGTACCAAGATCAACTGAAACAAAGTCTCCAGCGCTTTGAACAATTCCGCCACTTGAGATACCGCCATCTGTAGCTTTATTTACAATAACTTGCATTCCTTTATTAACTTTAGTACCACCACTATTAGGGCTGTAAAAAATTATATCTCTATAAGCACTAAAAGACGAAGTAGATGCTTGGCCTGTACTAGCATTACCAGTTCCTAAATTTTTTATAAAGTTGCTTACACCACCTATAGTATCTATTATAGCTTTAGATTCTGATGTAACAGTGCCATCACCGTCATCAGTAAGTAGTTGATTAGCAGAGCCATTAACACCAACTTCGGTTAAATCTAAATTTATAGTAGAAGTGTAGTTACCACTAGCAGTATTTGATTGCGATATATCTAAACCATCACCAACAGTTATATCAACACCTGTTATATCACCAGTAGAAACATCTTGTTTGTATAACTTACCATTAGCATCAACTCCAACAACGTGGTCTTGAGCTGATTCAGTAAGTTGTTCTAAATAAACATCATTACGAAATCTAGCTATAAAGTCTTGTATAAACTGACCTATAAATTTCATGACTCTAAGTGTTTTTTATAAACTTCTATTTTTTCTTCTTGAGTACAATCATCAAATATTTTATTGTACAAATTTTTAGCTATAGAGTTTAAACTAACGTAAAGATCCATTATATTTCAAAGCCAAAATTTAAAATCATAAACCTAAACTTAGAGCACGTGCCTTTTTTATTATCACACTTTACGCAAGGACAGTATTCTAACTGTAAAACAGTTATTGTACCTAATCTAAAGTTTAATTCGTATACTTCTTTTTTATTCTTGGAGTTCCAAGAGTTTATCCAATTAATCATAATTTATTCTTTTAGTTATAGTTACACGTTTATTGATGAGCGTAACATCTTTTGTTTTTATTTCTAGTTGTATTCTTACACCTACCGCCACTACTTTTAATAGCAGTACATCTAACTTTACCTTTTTGTTTTTGTTTTCTTATTTTTTCTTTAGCAGCTTTTTTAGCAGCTTCAAGCTCTTCATCTTTAGCACCTATATCCCACAATGACCAACCTGAAAATAAAGCCACACGCTGTAACAAACTGTGTTGACCTGTTACAGCTTCTTCTACGTTGTTAGCTTTTCTTTGTATTCTAGCTGCAGGAAGATTAGTTGTCGCTTCAATAACGTTTGCTAAAGCAACTAGGTTAGGATTTTCTATACGAAAACCTATTTCTTTACTAACACCTGGATTATACTGCTCTGTTTTCATAGCACTATATATTTTCCTAAACTTACTACCAATAGGTGGTGAAAGTTGCAATGCCTCAAGTATAACTCTACCATCATCTCTACCCCAGCCTTTTTGTTTTTCTTTTTGATATCTTAATGCTACGTTTTTTATAGTAGCTATTATAGCTCCAAATATACCAGTACCTCTAAGCAAAGAGTCTAACGCACCGTTAGCAACTCTTTCTACTTTTTCATCGATCTCATCTTCATCATCGTCTTTACCAAACAAAACAAATATTAAAGCAGACTGTAGCGCTCCAAATATAATATTTTGAACTGCACCATAATATATTATAGCAGAAATATTAGACATATCACTTTGTATTTGTGTATATCCTTTTATACGCCTTCTGTTAACAAGGTCAGATAATCTTTTTTTAGTATACCTAGTATACTGCATTGTAACGTTTTGAAAAGCAAGTATTAAACGTCCTAATGTACTAGCTTGTTGTTGTGATATTAAATCTTCTCTTGATGACTGCTGTGTTTCTTCAGCTATCTCTTGAAAGTCAAGCATTGCTTGTTCTTTTGCTTTAGCATCAGACAAACCTCTTTTCTTATAAGTGTTAAATCTATTTCTATAAAACGAAGCACCACCTAAAGCTATAGCAAAACTATCAGCTAGTTGTGTAGGTGTAAAACCTAATTGTAATAAATACTTAATAACCGAATTAGCTTTATCAATCATTGTTGTTCCACCTTCAGAAAAAGTTTTTGTTAACTCAGAAGCAGAAACATCTGTTTGCAAACCAGCTCTACGTTGTTTTAATTGATCAGAGTTAAATAACATAGCGAAGTCTTTCCAAAATTGTACTTGATTAGCAAATCTTCTAGCAGCTTTAAAAACATTGTTATCACTAAAGTTTAAAAAGTTAACAGTTGATAATGTTTGAAGAAGAACTGATCTTGTATTAAAAAACATTATAGCACCTATAGAACCATTTATCCAACCTAAAAAAGCATTAGTAACTCTATCATTACTCTGTAATCTATTAGTACCGTTTTCCATACGGAATAATATATTTTCTAAAGCTTCTCTAAACTCTACACCATATAAAGCTTCTATCTTGTTCATGTTGTCAGGCGTAAATATAGCTTCAACATTATCTAAAAATTCTCTTAAAAATTCTTTTCTACCTACTTTGTTTACAATATTATCTAAGTCTGTGGTTATACTTTGTAGTGACCAGTTTTCGCTTGGTTGAGAATAACCTTCTTTAACTCTACTAATAACACTTAAAGCGTCTGCAAAAGACTGAACTTCAGGATTATCATTAACATACTTTATTAACTTAGCTTTTATTTCAGGTGTTATACCTGGTATATCGTAACCAGCTTTATCCCATAAGTAAACCCTAATAGCAGAGTCTACAGTAAATACAGTGTTACCTACTTTTTTATTTAATAGTTTTTTAACTTGAGGCATTTTCTTTTTTAGAGTCTTGTATTCTGTAGCTATATTTTGTTTATAAGTATTCCAAGCTCTAATACCTTTGGCAAAAGGATCTAATAAATTTTGTTTAAACCAAGCTGCGTGTCTATCACCCTGTCTACCTTTACCTAAAAATCTATACAATAAACCTTTAAAATCTTCAGCTGACGGTGGTACAAATATTCTAAACCAGTTTTTACCTCTACCCATTTTAAGAGCTTCTTGTTGAGATATAACCCTATCAGCTTTAACTCCTTTAGATTCTTCTATTATTTTATTAAACTCTTGGCTAGCTGTTGCACTAAATTTTATTTTAGCTTGAACTACTTTAGATTTAACATCTAGTTGTTCTAAAACTTTCTTAACAGCTTTAACGTTAGGCAAAGCATCATCAACAAAATACATGTCATTATAGCCTTCAGAAAACTTTTCTAACATCCACTCAGCTTTAGCATCACCTCTACTATCACCTAAACCAGTTATATTTTTCATAGGTATATCAATACCTTTAGATTTTAACCAACCACGTATAGCAGAGTCTGCTGTCTGTGGTCTAGCTGTTAAAACAAAAACATTATTTACACCATATTTTTGTATTTGGTTTCTCATCTTTTGTAATAAAGGACCTTCAACTCCACCTCTTACATTTACAAAATCATCAAAATTAAAAGTGTAACCAGCTGCAGCTAGCTCTGGTCCTCTTATAGGCCAATCACCAGACATTATATTAATAGTCTCACCTGTTTTAGGATCTGTTGCTACAACAAAATTTTCGCCATCAATAATAAGTGTTTCATCAAAATCAAAAGTTGACATACCCCTTCTTATTCTACTAGGCTCACTAGAACTCACTGTGCCACTAAATGTATAACCTCTTTTCCTTAAGTCTTCTTCTATTATTCTTATCATTTCAGATGGAGTTTGTCCTTTGACAGTTCCATCTTTACTTGACAAGAATTTATATCCACGCTTTTCTAAATCTCTTTGTATTTCTTCATTTTGTTTTTTAATAAATTTAGCTTGCTTGTTAAATGCGTCAATTATATTGTTATTTGTTTTGTTCTCAGCTACAGTATTCTTGTGTCCAATGCCAACAACGTTTTTCATTTGCTGTTTAGCTTTAGCCTTTGTTATATTACCTAATAAAATTTGTTTAATTAACTCGTTTTGTATAGGTGCTAAATGCTCCATGTCAAGATCGCTCGCATTTTTAACATTAACACCAAAGTATTCTGCTACAGTTTTATTTACTTCAAAAAGATAATAACTACCTATTGGCACGCCAGATTCTATATATCTAATAATAGGGCCTAATATACCTTGCGGTAAGTTATCAAATTCACCTTTTATTATTCTAGGAACTATATCATTATAAAAATATTCAGGCATAGACGTTGTTAGTTTAGCATCGTCTATTTGATTATCATGAGTTTCAATTAAACCCCACTGTGAATAAGAAGATCTAAAAACTTTTACAGCGTCATCAATACTTTTAATATTAGTATTATCGTTTAATAATAAATCTAATATTATAGTATTTACTTGATTTTGAGGGTAGCCATGTTCTTCTTTTATTTTTACTTCTAAAAACTTACCTTTAGTATTTGTAGGCGCACCAACAATAGGCGCTAAGTATCTTAATACGTGGTTTTGATGTTTAGAACCATCTTTAAAAAACATAACCATAGCTGGCTTAGATTCTGGATTTGCTTTAACATATGTGTACATATCTTTAATTAATCCTTCTAAAAAATCTATTCTAGCCTTATTAGATGCTATGTGTTTACCTTGATTATTTTTAAACTTATTCATTTTATTAACATCAAGTAAACCACCTGTTTTGCTATACTTTTCTCTACGTAAATCTTTTTTTATATTAGTATCTTTAATACCTACTATACTATAAAAAATATTCTTAATACCAAACAAACCATTATCATAGCCACCTGTCATTGAGTCTTGAAAATAAGGTATATATTTTGGGTGGGTAGATAAAAATCCACCCATATGTTTTTTAATATCTCTTGATAGTTTAGAGCTTTTAATAAAATCAACTATAGTTCTAGATTTTATCTTACCACTTTTAGCGCTTTTATATTCTTGTATTTTATTAACTACTTCTAAGTTTGTTACGCCTCTGTCGCTAACAATATCGTTTGGTTTTTTGTTTGCAGCTTTTTTAAAGTTTTCAGCTTGAACCTTGGGATCAACACTAAACTTTAAATCAGCGGGCCTATCAATAGTTTTAAGTATCTCTTTTTTAACTTGCTCTACAGTTAAACTGTTTTGCAAGCCTTTTTCTTGTATATAGTCTTGTAAAAAATCAGATGTTAAAATTTCTGGTGTAGCATCTTTACTTATAGCTTTAGCAGCTTCTTCTAGTATTTTTATTCTATTATTACCTTTAGTACCAGACCTTGCAGCAGTTTGTCTTTTACCTCTATCTGTTGCTTCAAGATAATTCTTCCATTGAGTCGATGTTGGTTTTAATCTTTCATATACAGCTACACCTGCAGCTCTTTTCTTTTTACTAACATCGCTATCATCAAGAAGACTTTTAGGTAGTAATTTCTTTTTGCCAGGATTTTTACCTGTCATGTTAGTACCATTAACAAAGTCTGCTATTTGAGCTTTGTTTGTTAACCTGCCATAACTTTTTACAAATATTTTTTCAGGCAACATCTTTTGCATTTGCGTAAGTGTTGTTACTGGTATAGACTCTAGTATTGCAACTCTATACTTAACCATACTATTAGTATCTGGAAAAAATGTTTTCATAAATTCAAACAAAGAGTCAGATGTAGTTTTTTCAAATGTATTTAAAAACTTTTTAGGATTAACTATAGACTCAGCTACACGTAAAGCTTTTTTAACTTCTCTAAATACTTTACCTTTTCTAGTTAAACCTATTTCTCTTCTAAATGTAGACTTTCTCTCTTGAACTTCTGGTTTTGTTTGATAAGTTATCTCATCTCTTAAATTTATTTCTTGCTCATCTATACGCTCTATAGTTGTATCACCAGTATCTTCTAGCTGTACTTTTTGTTGACCTTCAGGTGTTCTAGCGTCTAGCTCTCTAACTCTAGTACCTTTAGGCACCTTACCTCTTTCAGCTTCTTTAAATACATCATCAGCTCTAAATCTTAATTGGCCCTGTATATAACCAAATAAACTATCATTTTCATCTGGTGTATTACGTTTACCTCTATTAAAACGATTAATCATATTAATAAATTCTGTAGATCCAAGAACATTAGCAACAAAAGATTGAAGTTCGTTTTGGTCAAGCTTTATTTTATATTTAGAGGCTATTAAACCGTCCATTAAACCTCGTTTTTTTAATGTATCAATAGCTCGCTTAGCGCCAACTCTATTCCACTCTGATTGTGTATAGTTCTTTTTAGTTTTTGGATCAACAGCTAGATTATCTACAGCTGGTTTAGCGTCTTTAGATTCTTTTATAACAACATCTTGTTTAGTGTCTTCACCTTTTTTAGCTTTATCAACAAGCTTACCTCTAGCACCTTCTTTAGCAACCTTTATTATAGCTTTATTAACCTTACCTGTTTTAATAGTGTTGTTATAATCTTTTATAAAATTATAAACATCTCTACCAGTGTCAAACTTATATTCTATACCTAATGTACCTTTAACAAATCTTCTAACAGAATCACCTATTTTAGTAAAAAATCCTTCATTATATTTTAAACTACCGTCTAATGTAGATTCAGACATAACAGTAATTACTTCTTCACCAAGAGCCTTGCTATCTTTATAAGCGTTTATTCTATTAACAAAATTTTGATCACCTTCACTTTTTAGTGTAGATGTATAATCTAAAAGCGAAGATGCTAATTCATTTTGTATATTTTTATTTTTATCTAAAGTACTAAACAAAACAGCATGTAAAAATTCATGAGCAGCAGTACCAACAGCTGGCTTGTCTTTGTTTAAAAATATTTCAAAACTACCATCTTTAAACTGTTTTATAAAACCAAAATTACCAGCAGCTTGTTTAGAAATATCATTACCTTTATCATCTTTTAAATTCATGTTTTCTATTTCAGAAGAACTTACCTCTGAAATACTACCTTTTAAATCACCTTCTTCAATTAAGCTTTTAACTTTTTTAGTATTAATAGTAGATAATATTTTATTTCTATATTCATTAAACTTAATTGTTAAACCTTCTATTGCTACTTGGTGTTGTTGTTTAGATATACTATTGTTTTCAAGTTTTTCATTTAATTGGTTTATTCTATATGCTGTCATATCAGATAAGTCACCTAGTTTTTCTATTTCTGATATGCCTTCTTCAGATAATGAATTATATATTTCATTACCTTTTTTTATTTTGTTTTTTATATTTTTTTCAATATTAGATATAGAAACTTCTAAACCAGCTCTAACATCTTCATCTTTAGTATTGTTATAACTCTTTCTTAAACTAACTAAACTATTTAAATCTTTTTCAATATCTAATTCATCTACATTTTTTCTAATTTGGCTAGCAGCTTTAGCAGAATAACCTGCACCTCTTAATCCAGCACCACCAAAAAAACCTTGTGCCGCATTTTCAAGACCTTCATCACTAAGCATACCGTCAACTATTGTAGCTAAATCATTAATATCTTTTCCTTCAGATTTAGCTTTTGCTAATTCTTTATTATAATACTCTAGACCATATTGAACACCTTCAGTTACAGCTTCTACATTACCTGTTGAAAAAATATCTAAAGCGATTCTTGCTGCTTTACTATTAGATATTTTTTTAGCAATTTTTCTTGCAATAGTTTTACCACCACCAAATGGTCTTAAAATTTTACCTACAGCAAATAATTCTAAACCTGTTTGAAAAGCTGCTATTTTAATTGGAGCTGCAACATCAGCTTCGTCATCTTTTAACAGTTGATCTAATGTCTTACCTTTTGATTTAGCTTTAATTTTATTTGCTTCAATGAAATTATCTGAAGCAAAATCCATAAAAAATCCAGTACCAAGAGTTCCTAAATTATAAACAACGCTACCACCGGCATTTACAACGGCACCAGCTGCAACAGACATATAATCTGCAAGACTATCAGCTTCTTTAAAAGTCATAGTTTGTTTTCTATCTTCTCTTTCTTTTTCAAAATTTTCAATAGTTTTTTGAAATATTTCTGAATCAGAAGTTCCGGCTTGTAAAAAATTAGGATTTTTTTCAACATATTTTTTTAACTTTTCTCTACCAAAAATACTTTCCCATATTAATGTACTAGCTATACTTAAACCTGACCTAGCGCCTAAGTTTCCTTCTTCAGCAACTTCTTGATAAGACTTGTTACCAAAACCTTCTAAAAACCAAAACTCTTTAACATCTCCAACCATTTCTAAAGAGTTAGATAAATTGTTTTTAAAACTTTGCCATGGGTCTATTTCAGGTATTTCACTAGTTATAGGTGGCTCCAAAGAACCATCTACCGATTGTAATTCCGTATCTTTTTTTTGATTGATTTGAGTTTGATCCAACTCTAGATTTGACGCTTCTTCTTTCTGCTCTATGCTCGCGTCTTTCATAGAGCTGATTTGGTTTCCCGACATATCAGATTGTATTACAGCCGTTAAACCTTTATCTTTTAATTCTGTTTGAAATGCTTGGTCCTGATCTGCTGGTACTCTTCTTACTCTACCATCAGACAGAACATAAATATTATCTTCCATACTGTTTCGTTAGTTACCCGTTAGTTTGTTCTTATAAAGAACCTTGTTTATAGTTTTCTATATTATTTAAAGCTCCTTGTTCTCTAGCTTTTTGTTTTTCACCATACATATAATTGTATTGATCTTTTATATGTTGAGTGAAATAATTAGTTAAATAATCTTTTGTTAACTTATCGTCTTTCAATAATTCATTTGCTATTAACTCAGCTTCATCTTTAGTTATACCGTCAGATATTTTAACCGCTTCTAAATTTTTATCTATGTTGTTTAACATGTCTTCAGTTATTCCAACATCTTCGTACTTCATACCTTGAAGTCTGTTTAATAAATCTTGTTTAAAGCTACCACCCTCTGTTAAAACGTGATTATCATTTATTAAAGAATTTATATTACCTTTTTCAACAACCTCATTTCTGATTTTAGTTGCTATATCAAAAGTATTTAACTCACCAGCGTCTTCAAAAGAGCCTAGTGTTTGAGCATATTCCATAACACCAGCAAGAACGTTTTTACTAGAGTTATCCATAGTGTGCATTTCTATTATTCTTCTTATATCTTCTAAAGAAAGAACTTGACCTTGTATTTCGTAGCCATGTACATTGTTTTTTTCATCGTAAGTTAACTCTTTACTACCATCCATAATCTGAGCCATCTCTTGACCAACAGGACTTTTTTTAAATTCTTTCCAAGAGTTACCAGTTAACGATGGATTACCATTTACAAATGCGAGTTGATCTCTTATTTCTATAGAATTATCGTCATTAGATCTTGCATCTAGCATGTGTCTTTGATACTTACTTAATATATTTTGTTTATCTTGGCCACTAGTTGCTTTTTCTTCTTCTTCTAAATATTGTTTTTGAAGAACCTTTAAATTTTCTTCTCTTTTTTGTATCTCTGTTTCAGTAACATCACCAGTTCTTTTAAACCAGTTTTCAACACTAGTATCAAAGTTGTAATCTAAAATATTATCTATATCTATTTGACTTATATTACTCATTATAATTTAATTATTTGTTTGACTACTTGTAGCATCACTACTAATACCAAGAATCCTATTTCTTTCGCTTGCGCTTGTATAAAATTTATTTTGATTTTTAAATAAATCTTTATATTCATCAGATATACCACTAGGCATTCTACCAAAAAATTGATTACTCATAAATTTCGCCATGTTTCTTTCTCTTTGTAAAGCTCCTTTTAGTCTAGCATCTGAAAACTTAATATCTTTAATTTGATCACCCATAGCTTTTTCAAGCTTTTTAGCTTCAAACATTGCAGAAACATTTCTACCAGATCTTTGTAGTTGATCTATTCTAGCCTCTTGTCTTTGCATAAGTGGATCAATATTCTGTATACTAGCAGCAGACCTTTGAGCAGCATCCATACCCATTTGAGAAAGTAACTTAACTCTTTGAGCTATACCACTACTGCTGCTACCAGCTTTAAAATCAGCTAATGTGTTTGCTTGTGATCTTTGAAACTGATCTCTACTAACTTCAGCGCCAGCTGTTAAGTTTAGTTTAATACCTTCAAAAGGATTTGTTAAGTTAGAATATGGATTAGATATATTAACACCTTGATATATACCTCTATATCTTTCAACTTCTTTTCTAGCTTCTTTTTCTTTATTTAGTTGAATTTTTAATTGACGCTCAACTTCTCTTCGTTTTTGAAGAAGATCTGCAAGCATTTTAAAACCAAGCATAAAACCACCACCACCTGATGCTGCTCCAGCTGATGCTGCTGCCGTTCCAGTTGCTACTGCATTTTGTACTATTGACATAATATTTAAAACACTCATGTTTTTTTATTTTAAAGTTAATATTACGTTCCAAGAGAACTAGCTGCAGGTGGTCCAGTAGGATCTGTAGCTGGACCCAAACCTCTACCAGCTATTCCGAAAACTCTAAATATATTACCTACGTAAGCTTTGTGCTCTTCTTCTGCTTGTTTTTCTATATCTACTTGGTTTTTAACTCTACGCATAAATTCATTTTCATTTATTTTACCTAAGGTATCAGCTTGTCTCAACCTAAACATATCCGCTACATTTCTATTAGAAGCTTCTAGAGCATCTATTCTAAATTGTTCTTGAGCACCAGCTAATCTACTTTGGTTTAGTTGCATCTCAACATTAGCTGCAGATCTTTGTTGAGCTATTTGGTTTTGTTGAACTAATGCTTGAGCTACACTAGCTATACCAGCTACACCAGCAGATTGTCTTGAAGATCTTAATATATTAGCTTGACTCTGCCTTAATGTTGCATCTTCAAAATTTTTTCTTTGTTGATTTATAGTTTCTTCTTCAAGATAATTTTCCATATTTTCATATGGATTTGATAATTTTAAATTACTATAAGCGTTTTTAAATCTATTTAATTCAAAATCTGCAAATGCCTGTCTAGCTTCGCTCAACATTCTTGCAGCTGCTTTAGGTACAGTAGCTCCTAAAGCTCTTTTAAACATATCAGATATGCCACCGTAGCTAGATGTTTGATCAGGCGTGTTCATAATTTTTGCACGAGCTGCAGGTATACCGCTAACCATTCCTAAAAATTTAAAAGGAGATTTTTTCATATAAGTATAGTTACATTTTTTGCTAATTATTTACTACTAGGAGCTATTTCACAACTAACAGAAAATAACTCCGCAGCATCTGTTGTGTCGTTTTTAAGTTTCATAGAAGCAAAATAACCTTTTAATGAAGACATATTGTATTTATTATCTTTACTAAAAAATATAAAGCTACTTGTTGACAAACTACCAAGACCACTTAGTGTTGTAGTAACACTTATAACCTGCTGATTAGAATCGTTTATGGTTATACTTGCAACTTCACCAATTTTTGTATTGTTACCAGACGTTGTAAATCCATTAGCAGTTGTTGGGTTGTTAAAATAAACAGTGTCGCCTTTAACTATTGATGTGTTTTCTTTTGCAAATGTTAAATCTATAGTAGCCATATTAAGGTGTATAATTAAATATTTTGTTAAAATCTATTTCCATCGTTACGTCTCTTGAACCAAAACTATATATATTTAAGTCATAAGAAACTGTTATTGTATTACTACCAGCCGCTGTTAAAGCTATATTATATATATAAACTACAGCTCCACCATTATTACTAGTGTTTGTCCAACTAGATCCTTCTATAATCTTACCACTAGCATCTAGTCTAACGTCTGGAGGTATTAAAAATTGAGGAGTTGATACTATGCTAAAATTTTTAGCACTAGAAGCTGTTAATAAATAGCTAAAAGAAAATGTTTGTAAAGGGTTTGATGCGTTAATACCATAGCTATCTCCACCACTTCGTCCAATAAATTTTTTCTCATGATCTTGACCAGCGCCAGCTGAAAGACCAGTACTTACTCCATTAAAATTAGTTATAGTATAAGCACCATTACCTAACGCTTTTATAGTTAATACAGGATCTACATACTGATTAATAATACAACCATCTTTAATTTTATCTTGCATAGAAGTGGTTGTTGAAAGAGATGATTGTCCTTCAAGTGGATATAAGAATATAGTATAAGTTCTAGATCTTTCAAATGTAACAGTAGCGTTATTAGCAGCTGTTAAGCTAGAAGATAAAGTACACTCACGCTCGTCATCTCCATCTGGATTTAAATTAGAAACTGTTATACCAGTGGTTCTATCGTTACTAGAATTTAATATTACTCTATCACCAGGTTTAACACCTGTTAAATTATAAAATTTAATTTTAGTGGCACCACTAGAAGCCATACTACCATTAACAGCTGTAGCTCTAGATATGACGCTTGGAAAATCTACTGTACATGTATAGACGCCACTGGCTGGTATTTCAAATTTAAGAGCTTTTATAGTAGATCCAGTTCTATCTATAACATCACTATCAGCTAATTTAGCATTTGGTGTTTTATCATAATAACTAGCAGATGTGTTTCTAGTATCGTAAATGTCTAGCACCCGTTCATTTCTTAAAGCTAATACTTGTTGATAAGCTCCAAGACTTTCGTTTAATAATGAATTGTTGTTATCATCAACAACAGTTAATCTACCAGTTGTTCCAGGGCTACCAAATATTTTAATTTCTCTTGTTTCACCATTTTTATTTATTACGCTATTACCATACGCTATATTAGTTAGTGTTCTTACACCGTCTGTAGTACCGTTTATTGGAGCTGGTATTTCAGAATCTTGATATATTAATTCAGCTATTAAGTTACTAGCTGTACCTACAGATGATGTATTAAAATACATTATATCAAAGTTATAAGACTTAGTATAAGTACCGGGTCTATGCTTAGCATCTTCATTAGCTACTATTTCATTTTCAGCGCTCTTAAATAAAAAAGTAATATTGCTATTAGAACTTAAAGATGGTGCATTTAAAAAATGTCTTAACCTATTACTAGTTGCTTTTGTTTCTATTTTAATACTAGCTATTTTAAAAGAACCAGTAAGACTAGTGTTACCTTTTATATTGTATATTTTTTGTTCATCAGCAAATCCACCAAACTTAGTTGACTCTGATATTATAAAAGAATCAACAGCTGTAAAAGTAACAACACCAGAGTTTCTATTTATAAAGTCTATTATGTTAACTGAAAATTGCATTTATTTATTTTATTATGAATTATACACTGGAGTAATAACTGGATTACCAATACCTTGAACAGTGAACTCACCAGTATCTAAATTACTTATTGTAGTTGCGAGCCCACTTATTTTATTATACCACTTACCTTCTTTTTCTATAAACTCATTAACACTTCCACTTTGCTTATCTGTTTCAATTAGCTCTACTTGCCAACCTTTTATATTAGTTAAATTATAAAACTCATCTGTGTCAGCTAGGTTTTGCTCTACGTTACCTTGAGAACCTTCATAGCTAACAGTTTTAAAAGACTTAACTAAACCAGGATTGTCGTTAAACAAAACAGTTATATCAGACTCATATTGAACGCCGTAAAAATTATTATAATTACTACTAGTATAGTGTTTCCATATTTTGTCTTTACTAGCTGTTGTATAACAACCAGCAACAGATTCACCTGCTTCAGGAACAAAAGATTTAAAACTAACCCAACCTTTTGATTCTTCACTGAAAGAAACTGTTACAGGTTTGTAGCTAACGCTTGTTGAAAATGGTTTTCTTTTTTCATATTGTCCATAATCAAGATAATGAGTTCTTAATGCACTAACAGTAGTTATTCCAGCAGTCGCTAAATCAGAGTTTAAATTACCATACTCTTCCCATATAGAATCTGGAAATAAACTACTATTATTATAATCAGCTGTCGAATAAGATTTATCTATTGTTAAATTATATTCACCGCTAACAGTATCAAATGTACCTAATAAAAACTTATTATATCTTAAGTTTTCTCTAAAATAAGTTTTCATACCAACATTAGATATAGGTGTTAAACCGTCCATAGATAATCTTAATACAGCACCTCTTTGCGCATCAGCAAAGTACATCCTATATTGATCTGTTGCTAAAGACTCTGGATTTTTAGATATTCCATAATCACCTACAAAAGGTATAGCTTGACCTAAAACTCTTTCTGTAGCTGTTAACTGTGGGTTACCATCAGCGTTAAACAAAGCATCTTTATTTGACAAAACTTTCAACACTTTATCTTCTGTGAAAACAACAACATCTGTATCTCTAGTTTTTAAAGCTTGTATAGAGCCATAAGTAGGATTTAAATCTTTAGTTATTTTTTGAGACATGTTAAACTCATTAAGACTATTTAACTCTGATGTAGAATTATAAAGCCCTGAGTATATGAGTCCTGTTGGTTTTTGTTCTTCTTTATAACCAGAAAATGTTGTTGAAACTTTAACACCGTTATCTATTCTTGGCGCATTAAATGAATCTCTAATTCTATCGGACTCAACACCATTTCCATATGAGTAACAGTTAAACCAATTTAAGTCTACAGGTTGTTTCCAAACATCTCTGCTTATAGAATAATGACCATCAGTAGAACCAGGTGATGCTTCGTCTGTTATTTTTAAAAACTTACATTTAAATTTAATACCGTTAACATTAGATGTTTCAAATTCACTTCTTGTTTGATTAACACCTGCACTAGTTTGAAAATAAAAAGGTGTAGCAGTAGAACTAGTTAGCTCTACACCATCAACATTATCAGAATCATCTGTAGAAACTAAATTAATAACTATACCTGGTGGCGCGTTTCTTCTACTATCTGCAACTTCTAAATCATTAGCATCAAGTTGAACATACTCAACTAATTGATATTCACCAGCAACAAAATCACCAGCTAAAACACTGTCTACAAAATTAACTTTATTACACAAAGTACCAGCATATGGAAACCAAGCATCTGTTTCAATCACAGAACTAGCACCAAGATCGTTAGGTATAGCTTGAATAGTTTTTTCTAAAAACTCTCTTGGAGCATAAACATTTGTAACAACATTACCGCTTTGATTAATAGGTTTTTTCTCGTAAAAACCAGTTACTTTAGATCTGGTCTTCATGCCGTTTTTATGATGAAAAACTATAGTATCACCAACGTATATACCATGAGCATAATCAACAAAATCACCATTCGCGTTTAAATTTTTTATTTCTATTATAGGATCGCCAATACCAAACTCTTGAGTACCATCACTATTTGTTGGCAAATTTAATTCGCCAATTAAATCACTAGAAAGATCTTCGTTAAATATTCTAGGTTTTGCTATTAAGTCTGTTACTTGATGAGCTGGTTGATTTATTATGTCTGTAGTTTGAGCGCCAGGTAAAGGAGCTGTTATAACACTATCTTCACTTAGTCTCTCTACAGTAATACCACAACCTATTGGTGAAAAGTTATTTATATTTTCTTCATTTAGTATTATAGGTATAGCATTTGATGCTTCGTAATATATATCTAAATCTACATCTTCTTTTGGTTCTGTTTCAAAAACAGATAAATCTTCTTCAAAAACTATTTGATCTCCACCAACATCGGCATTTCTAAGAATCTCTATTTTAAAAGCTTCTGTACCATCATGACGAACTAAACCTCTAGGATCAAAAGTATTTACGTCAATACCTTCACTTGTTGTCATTAAATTTTCATCTACTTTTCTAAAATTAATTCTAATACCAATTCTATTATTATTATTGCTATTATCTGATTGTATTTGTATGTTTTCGTAATAGTTATGCCATTTAGTATTATTAGCTGGATTAACATAGTTTTCTACAGATAAAACTCTATAAACATTATCTTGATCAGCAGCAAATCTAAATAAAGTTCCAAGTGTTCCCATCTCTTGCATAAAAACTCTATCACCTTGATTTAAATCGTCTATACTGTCATAACCACAAACAGCTAAACACATTCTACCAAGTCCAACTGAAGGAGCTCCAACTTGAACAGCATTACCTTCAGCAACTGAACTATCTATACTACCAGCATCAAGACCAGTAGATTTTTGATCCTGTTGATTACCAATAGTCATAGTGCCAACTTGTAATACGCTTCCAGCTCCTTGATAACTAGATACTTTAGTACCAGCTATAGCAGCTTTATCTAAAAATGGTCTACTTCCAACTGATGATTTTCTAGAAGTCCAAAAATCTATAGTTTGTTGTCTCCAACAATAAAAAGCAAAACCACCAGCAAGACCTTCTGATGGTGAAGGTGGAATTATATCACCAGTAAATCCAAGTGGATATCCTCCAAATTGATAACCAAACTCAAAAGACGCTAAAGAAAATGCTTCTGTATTAGAATTGCTACTACCTTGCCACGTACCACCTGTCATTGGACCACCACCACCAGAAGTTTGACTACCATCTTGTTCCCACTTCCATTTAATTGGAGACCCACCATTTAAATTAGCATTAGTATTAAGGGCTAGTTGATCAATATTTGCACTACCATCTTCAAATTGAACACCATTATCTAAATAACCAAAATCATCAACTATATCAAAAGCGTTAAACCACCAGCCATTACCTTCTCCAAAGTTCCACGTTTCACCAGCTTTATCACCAGATACTGCAGAGTTTGTAGACTCTGACTCAACGTAATCAACATTAAAAATACCTTGTTGTATGTACTGTTGGTCTGCGTTTGTTTTCTTTAAAACAAATGTTTCTAAATTACTATCAACTTCAACTTTAACAAAAAATCTACCATCAAACTCCGGCTTGTTCTCTGTTATTTGTTTTTTAAACTCAATATAATAAGTTAAACCAATTACAGTATCAGTGTAATTATTATCAACATCATCTACAAATCTTTGAAACATGTTAGCTTCATCACCGAGTGTATCAGCGTAATATATATTAAAAAATTCTACAGAACCACCTTGAGTAACATCAGCTGTTGCGTAATTCCAGTTAGTAACTTCTGTCCATCTAGTGTATTTTGGGACACCGGTTTGATCTTCTCCTCTAATTCTAAGACTTATCTTTGTGTCTTTTTCTACTTCTGTACCATCAGCATTTAAACCAAATAAGCCTAGCCAAACGTTTGTAGCCACAGATATTAAACGACCATTTTCTCCCGGTGCTATTAATAAATCTGGTGGAGTTTGAGTAGAAGTAGCACCATTACCACTAGACCAAATAGATGATCCAGTTCCGTTGTCACCTGGACTTGCAACTACACTTCCAATTGATAAATTTTTAGTTTTTATAAAATCAGGTGCAGTGTTTTCTATAGCTATTATATTATATCTAGCCTCTGTAGTAATAGCTTTTTGAGTTCCATTTTCTGTTTTTAAAATTAAATAAGTTTCTTCATCTAACTTACTTCTATCTGTTGATTGAAAAGACAACCAAGCTGTTGTTTGAAACTCGTCTGCATAGTACCACCTATTCAAAACTAAGTTATAATATTCATTACTAGACTCTTTAACATAGTATTTAACATACTCAGCCCAATCAGGTGGTGTATTATTACTATTAACAGGGTTGGTCCATTGTTGTTTTACTTTAAAATGATTTTTAAATTCACAAAACTTTTTATCTAAAGAAACATCTCCAGTTAATGCACTGAAGTTATCAGTATAACCAGCTGAATAGCTAGATGTAAATACAGGTGTTTCTCTACCATATTTATCACCAAATACAACACCCCACTTATAATCTCTTATAGTTTTTAAAGATTTATTAGGAGACTTTATTTGATCTATTCTTTCGCTAACTACTTCTTGAGTTATAGAAACAGGTAGTTGTATATCGTAACCTTGAACATAATTACCATATAAAAGTCTGTTAGCTGTTATTTCTTGAGCTTGAGCATATCTAGGAACATTATCCCAAGTTCTAAGTACTTGATCTTCTGACAACACAGTGTGTATAGCTTCAGATGTTATACTTAACTGACCAGAAAGTTTTTGAGTTGGATTATTTGTATTTGGCGTAAAAAGTTCCCACTCTGCATCAACACCTCTTTCTATAGATTTAACAACAAAACAATTAGCAGAGTTAGTAGGTTTATATAATATATCAACACCACAAACATCTAACGGTATAGTTTTAAATGGTATAAAATCTTTTAGTATAATTTCTCTAACATTGTTCTTCATACCAACGTTATAACCATTTCTAGCTTGATAATTAAAAAATCCAGGTAAAAAAGCTATATCTGAAAATGGCCCAAATGAAGAATACTCTCCGTCTTCATATTTATATCTACAAGAAAACCTACCTAACTTAAGTTCAAATAATGGATCTTTTTGTTTTAAAGTAATTTCCCATTGGTTTACATCAGCTGTTAAATTATCTAAACTTTGCTCAACACCTGAACCTGAAAATCCTATAATTTCAACCTTAATAGTATTAGTAGCTTGAGTTACTTGTTGTTGATCTGCATCTAAATAAGATATAAATTTACAATCAATACCAATTTCTTCTTCAAAATCAATTGTAGCATCTGTATATATAGAAGTAAATAATAATATATCGTTTACTCTATATATTGTTGATTCAAAACTAGTATCAGTAAAAACACGAATATCTCCTACGCTTACAGTAGATGTTATAGCTTGTGAATCTGGAGAAACAAAAAAACTATCAGTTGTATATGAAGTTGCGTTTCCTTCACCTCTATCTGTTTCGTTTAATATTAAAGATGGTGCTACTGTTGGAGCTTTTCTAATAACAGTTATATGTTCTTCTTTAATATTATCGTCTATAGAATCACCTTCATTATTATAAACAGCCAAATCTGTAACTGGTATAAAAGTTCCAGACGCTATGTCTTTTGGATTTTTAACAAATAGCTTTGTGTGTTTGTATGATGTAGAAGGTGTCGCTTCTTTAACAGATACATTATCTATATAAGCTGTTACATTAATATCAGGATTTGATGAATCTGATGTGTTTGCGTAGTAAATTATTGTTAAAGTTGATGTTGCAGCAGTAAAGCTTAATGAATATACACCAGTTCCAGTTAAGTTAACATCTGTATTTGTAGCACCATTTAAATCAGATTTTAAAGTACCAGATATAACATTATAATCAAAAGAGTATGTATATGTTACACCTGGTGTTAAAGAAACGTTTCGCCTTACTGAACCATTGTTAACATGATTAGCAGGATTAAAGTGCTGTACTTTATTTAGATATAGTTTTCCAGGTATAAGGCCAGGCGGAGTTCCATCGCTATTTGTTATAGTATCTGTTTCTGAATTATAAACACTAGGTGTTACTATATCTGACTCAGAAGTTCCACTACCTGTTGTAGAAAAACCACCATTAAGACCACCTGTAACAGCCCAACCATTTGCAGGTAAATTCGTTGAATTAATGTTTATAGTTATATCTTCAGAAAAGTCACCGTTTATAACATACTCTTCTCCACCTACAGTCAAAGGTTGTGTACCAGCTTTCGACCTATCAATATTAATTTTTTTAGGTTCGTTAGCACCATCACTCCAAAATAATAATCTATCAATAACATTTATAGCTGTTACTTTTTTAGAATAATCAAAGTTTAAAACCTTAGGAGCAGTAAACTTAACGTAAGCATTATCAGCTTGTATTAAACCTTGTATTCCTATATTTTTTGCGATACCAGCGTGAAATACTAAAAATGTTCCATTTTCATGTACAGCTATATCTCTAATTATTAAATTAGGAGTTCGATTTGTATTAGAGCTATCAAATATCTCAACCTTCATACCAACTCTTACTTTTTCTATAAGTGTAAGATCTGTAATTCTTAACATATGAAAATGAGTATTCTCTGTGTTATTACCTATAGATGGTATAACAAAATCTTGAAGTTCGAAATTAAAAGCCTCTTTAGCTCTACAAACAATTGTGTGTTCATCTATAAATACAGGAACAGAACCTCCATAAACATCTTGCTCAATAATAGAGTCTGTAAACACATGAATGTCAGTATTATCATTTCCACCAACATTTTGCAAAGCTAGTTCTCCAACCGGTGGTGCAGCTTGAAAGAAATATATCTTGTCATTTTTTTCATCTTTAACACTACCTACTGTTCTTGTTTTTTCTTGAGTTTCAGGATTTGTTTCTTCTCTAAAAGAACCTACCTGAGTATTACCCTTTATATTTTGAGCAGTACCAGCAGCATCAGTGTCAGTAGTTCTAACTTGTATATTGTTAGCTTCTCTATATTCACCGTTAGGAACAAGTCTTTCATCAAGGTCCTTGTTCATCTTCGCACCTATAAAAGTATGTTTTATTTCAGGCATAATATTACTTTATTGGTTTACTTAAACCTTTTAGAACTTGAGTAAATTCTTCTATCTTAATATTTGATAATCTTATTTTTGCTTTTCTAGTTTCAGCAAATCTTTCTTTTCTATATCTAGCGACTATATATTCTGGTATGTTTGACCTTGTAGATAATATAGCATAAGCTATATGTTTGTACACAGCTTCTTCACAGAACTTGTGTACAACCATTTCAGAGTCAGTACCAAGTCCATCACTAATATATTTTAAAGTTATAGTATCACCAGTTAAAGAAGATCCAAAATGTATATTACCTCTCAAATCATCTATAAAAAATGTACCATTAGACTGAGCAAATTGTGGATCAAGACCATATCTTCTACCTCTATAATCTACTTCAATATCTGTAACATCGTCAATATGGTGATCTGTTTCAGTTTGATCTTTAAATTTAGTAAGTGTATCACTAGGAACTTGTTCTTCTAAACTTTGAGCATTTACTAACCCTTCAGCTATAAATTGATAAACACCATCAACTTGTTTTATAGCAAATGGATTTGAAGTTTTACCAGTTGGATATAAAACCCTTTCAATACCATCAGGACCTAGTCTAGTTAGTTTAACATAATTAACATAATCTTGAGGTAAAGGCATTTTTAAAGTATTAGGTACTTCTATTTCTTGAGACTTTATAGATCTGAATACATCATAAGAAAGTTCTTGCATTGCTCTCATAGCATGAAACTGAACGTCTGTTCTATTTACTTTAGATATTATTTTATCTTCACCTACATAAGTAAACAGAAAAGCAGTTATAATATTATCAAGAGAAACAAATTGGTATGTACCAAATTCAGTTCCATTATAATATGATTGTTGAGTTTGACCGTCTAATAATCCCATAATTAATTATTTTGTTCTTGTTTAGTTGCTTGTTTATCAACGAGAGCTGCTTGTTGAATATCAGGTCTATTTATAGTTAATCCAGCTAGTTCTAATATTCTAATAACTAGGTTTTCTTCTTCAGATTTGTGTAGTGTAAAATCAACACTATCAGTAGAATTATGTAAAGCTTTTCCACTTGTAACAACAAAAGCCCAAACAGGATTTACTGGTCTTTTAAAATAACGTATTTCAAATGCTATTGTTTGGCCTTGTGATGGAGCTGGTGTAGGATATAGTCTGACTGTACTAGCCGCGTCTCTAACATAAACAGTTCTATTGATAGTAGCTTTTGTAAGAGGATTACTTTCTGTTAACAAAATTTCTTTAGCACTAAGTTCTATAACTTCACCTTCAGCTCTTGATATAGTTTCTATTCTATATAAATCAGTTGGTAACGATAAGTTAGCTGTCGTGCCATCGTTATTAATAGTTGTCAAAGCTTTAAAAGGCTGTAGCTTTTCTGATAACATTTCCATCTCATCAGCAAACTTAGTTTCATTTTTTATTTTATGATATGATGTTTTAACATCATGAAAATAACTATCAAGTATATCAAGCTGGGCTTTATCAGCTAACAAGTTAAATTCTTGAGGACTTATATAACCTCTTTGCTCTTTGTTAGACAATACTAAAACTTTTTGATAAACTTGGTTTATATCAATACTCATTTTATTTACTTTATAAATATATTTTACTATTATATAGTTACATAATAAAGCGGAAGGTTAGCCCCTAAATAAAAATAGCCACCCGTAATGAGTGGCTATTAATATTAAGTTAAAAGATATTAATTAAATCTTTTTTCTATATTTGTATATACTTCCATACCTTCATCAGTTTTAAACCAATGAGCTAGCGCAGTATATGGATGTTCATCAAAAGGAACTGTCATAACTTTTCTATTTGTTGAAGCCCACATAAAATATCTTTGATCGTTAGATATTTTTAAAATACCTTCTTCAACAGCTTTGATACCAAAGTTTCTAAGAGCCACATTGTCATCATTAGCTAACTCTAAGAATAAACTAGGATTATTTCTAGCAAATAGTAATAAATCTCGTTTAAGTTCCTTAGAACTCATTTTAGATACGCTAGAACCTTTCTCTACCCTCATTATAGCTTCAGCTAAATCAATATCTATTTGTCTAGCCATTAATATAGCGTCTGCTTGCATTTCTAATTCGTCTATTTCTAAAGCAGCAACCTCTACAGGTTTGTGTTCATAGAATAATTTATTATTATGAGGATGATAAATAGATAAAAATTTTTGTAATATTGTTTTCTCTTTTTCAACAAACAAAACGCCGCTTCTAAATATAATGTGCTCTAATCTTTGATCACCTTTCATTTCATCAACGAAACAAGTTCTTTGGTTTTGACAATATTTTATTTCTCTTTCATAACCTTTTTCTTCATCAAAATAAAATAAATTAGAAGATCTAATAGAGTATGATAAAGGTTTGTGTTTTCCTTTTAAATAATAAACTCTATCTTTTACTTCCCAACTATTTTTTGGTTTAGCTTTTGTTTTAGGAGCTTCAACCTCTGGCTGTTCTACAACAGCAACTGTTTCTTCAACTATAGGTTCTTCAACCTTAGTTTGTTTTTTCTTTGCCATAATATAATATAATAAAAATTAAAAAAAAATATAAGGGCGATACAAGACCGCCCTTATAAATAAATAGTCTTACTTCATTAGCATAAAGTTGTTAGCACCTTGAGTGATTAAACATCTTTCTGATAAGAAGTGTAACTGCATTGCATCGAGTGCTGATGTAGCAGCTCCAACAGAACCAGTGACCCAAGTCTTCATTCTTCGATCGTCTGTTGCAGAAGCTCTATATCTAACATGCAAAAACGGACGCTTCATGTTTTTACCTAATTGTTGGTCATAAACAGTTGAAACACCAGCTGGTATAAAGACACCTCTGATAGCATTAGCTCCAGCAGCGTCATTAACACCACCTCTTGTAGCTTTATCATTTAAGTATCTGAAGTCAGATTTATAGAAATCATAAGAACCTCTTCTAAAACCTGAGAAGCCTAAATTCAACGCCATATCTTCGTCGTTGTCAAATACTCCGTAAGAAGTACCTCCAGCTCCATAAGAGTTCATTGAAGCGAGCATATCATCGATAGCTAAACTAGTTGCACGATTAACAAACATCATGTATTCTTCAATAGCACCTTGTTTGTCAAACTCAGCTAATATAGCATCGAACTCTGCTAAGTCAGTAGCAGCGTTAATACCAGTAATACCAGTAGTAACATTACCTCTGTCATCAATAGCATCGAATAGACCTTGAGTACCTACATCAGAATCTGCAGAACCAGTTAACAAACCGCTCATTGCACCATCAACATCAGTAGAGTTCTCACCTCTAACAGCTTCAAGCATTGACATTTCTAAGTAATCATTAAATCTAGCTCTTGTGTCAGCCTCTGCTTTTAAATACCATAGATAACCGCTTTGTCCAGACTCAGTTGAAACTTCTACCCAACCGATTCTAGATGCATCTGATCCAGACACTTCGTAGTAATCTTTTAATATAATTGGTTTATTAGTAAAAGTTTTAAATGAAGGCTGATTAGCATTTCTAAAATCTGCAGAACCAGAACCTGTTTCAGCTGTGTAGCTTCTACCTTTTCCATACTCAGATCCATAAACTAAAATAGTAGTAGCTTGATCAGCAGTATCAGAACTATTTAAAGCAGCAGCAGTATAAGGCTCAACAGTAATAAGATCACCGTTAGTACCATCAAGAGCTGTTACTAAACACTTAACAACACCGTTAGTAGAATCAGCTACTATAATAGTATCATTAACTCTAACGCCATGCTTTAGTGTTCCACCGGTAGCACCACCGTCTGAGTTACCAGATATACCATTAGTATTGTCAGCTGTAACACCATCGATATCAGCTTGAATTAATATTTTAGTTCCAGAACTTTGAGTCTTACCTTTGTAAGATAAGTGTAACCTACCTTGCTCTGACCAAACAACTTGATCTGCAGTCATAGGCTCTTCTGCTCCAACTTGCGATAAGAAGCCTGATATAGTTCTCGGTCCGAAAACTTCAGCTTCTTTCTCCATTAGATCAGGTACGTATTGTTGACCCCAACCAGCGTTTGCCGCTGATGATAGGTCTAAATAATTTGTAGATAATGTTTGCTGTATTGGAGCAGGTACACTATTCAAATTATCACCAGGATTAATTGCCATAATTTATAATTTTTTTAAGTTAATTTTTCTTTCTAATTTTAAAAGATCTGTTTTTAATATCAGAAGAACTACTACCTAAAACCTTATACTTAACGCCCCCAACGTTAACTTCGCCGTGTGTTTTTCTAGGTTCCAAGTTAATATTTTTATCTCTAGCAACTCTATCCTTTACAGCATCTGCTTTACCTTGCTCATAAAAATGTTTAGCAATAGCATCAGCGTTCATAGCTGTAAATAAAGATTTATGATAACCAGTGGTGTCTTCAATAGTAGTTTTATCTTTACCAACAAACTTGTTGACAAAATTATTTAAATCACTCTGTGTTTCTTTTACTTTGTTAACATCTTTAATATTAAACCTATATCTTTTATCACCGACATTATATTCAAAACCTTTGAATTTGTCATTAAATAAATTATTAGTTTTATCTAAAAATGTTTTCTTATTTGCTTGAGATATTTTCTCCTGCTCTTCAGAATCTTTATTATATCTATTAAAGAAATCAATAGCCTTTTGCTGCTCACTAGTGAGTTTACTTTCAGCTTTAATATCTTTATAGTACTTAGACTTTTGCCCGTCTAAATAGGCTCTAGCCTCGGCAACTTGCTCTTTGAGGGCTATCTTTTTTCTCTTGATATCTTTAGGATCGTCTTCTTCTTCGTCGTAACCAAAAGTTTCTTCTAATAAAAAACCTCTTTCTTCTGCGGTTAGATGAGATTTTGTAGCACGATAATATTCATCAAGTACATCAGAGTTGTCCATTTTAGAAACATCTCTGTTTAAGTTTACATAATCTTCTAAGCTACCACCTGTTTCATCCATAAACTCAACAAGCTTTTGTATATTGTCAGGTAAATTTAAATCATCTTGTTTTACCTCTTCAACAACTTCTTCTACTTGTTTTTCTTCTTCTACAAGTTCTTGCTCAACAGTTTCTTCTACAACTGGTTGGTCAACTACTTCCTCAATAACTTCTTTAGTTTCTTCTACAACCTCTTCTTTGTTTTCTTCTTCTGTTTCTTCTTTTTTAACCGTAGCATCTAAATCAACCTTGATAACATCTGGATTATCAGCACTTTTAAATTTAGATAAGTCTACATTATCAGCAACTTCTTCAGTAACTTCTTCTACTTTTTCATCAACTGATTCTTCGGTAGCTTCAGTTACTTCTTCAAGCACTTCTTTATTTTCTTCTGCCATAATAAAATTTTATAAAATATTAAAAATTAGAGACCGAACCTATCCATGTTCGCTCCCCCTGTAAGTATATCATTACCTGATGACTCAAAATTATTAATCGACTCACCCTGTTTTCTTTGATCTATCATTTCTTTTTGACGATCAGCTTGCATATTAACTCTTTGATCTTTTCTGTCTTCTCTCATAGAGTCTCTTTCATTAGTAATAGTTTTTTCCATACCTTTTATTTGTGAGTTAAGCTCAAACTCTAATAACATTAAATCTTTTTTAGACTGAACTTCTTGTTGTAGGTATTGTATCTTTAAACTATTTTTTGTAGTTTCTAATTGACTATCTATTTCAGCTTTAGCTTGTTGCTTTTGTATTTCAGCTTCAGCTTGTGCTTGCGCTTGTTGTTGCTGAGCTTGAGACTGAGCTTGTATATTTTGCTGCTGAATTAATTGATCTCTTTGTAACTTCTTTTTTCTTTTTACTTTTAACAATTGATTAGCTAGCTTTATGTTTCTTATATTACGTAAATCTATAGCGTCATCAAGTTCTATTAATTGTTGAGATAAAGCTTGTTGAATATTATTTTCTAACAACATCTTTTCTTCTTCATCAGGCATTAATTCTATGAAAATACCAAAGTCATGAAGATGTAAACTTTTTAATTCATTTAATGTAGCTACATTATGAGAACCTATAGCTTGTATAAAAGCATTTGCTGTTGGCGAATATTCTATTATATCAGATATTCTAAGTGATAAACACTCAGCGACTTCAACAGTTAAAAACATCATAGACTGTAGTATGTGTCTTGTAGCTGTATTTGAATTAGCTGCAGCTAGTTTTTGTACACCAACTAAAGCATTTTTATCTGGTGTTGTAGCATCTCTAGCTTCATTTAAACCGGTAACATCACGTATCATTTGTAGATAATAGTTATACGTTTGTATTAACGATTGCATCTTACCGCTTGGCGCGCCTTGATTTATTTGCTGTATTGGCACTTTACCAGGATTCATATCGCCGTCTGATGTAAAGCTTCTACCAATAACACTACCAGTTTGGAAGAACATGTTTAAAGCTTCTTGTGGGTTATAGTTTGTACCGTTACCAAGATCAACTTCTGCCAAACCATCAGCATCTAAGTACACACCATCCGGTACCATACGAGCCATAACTTGTTGTAGCTTCAAATGCGTTAGTTGTATCATGTCAGCAAAACCTGTTATTCTACTAACTATAGATTCTATTCTACCTTTATACATCCTTGGCGCAACTATCTGATAGTTCATTTTAACTCTACTAAAATCAGAATCAGACCTAAGCATATTACTAGCTACTTGCCATCTTAACATTTTTTGACAACCTATCAAATAAACACCTTCATATAAAGTTTCAATAACTCTTTCTAATTTACTAAATTCACCTTCTTTATTTTCAGGTGGATTAAATGTATCATCTTTATTAATAACTTTATCAGCACCACTACCAGTTTTCTTTAATTTATAAACATCGTTAGCGTGTGTTTTGTAATTAAAATATAATACTTCTATTTTATTTCTATCATTATTAACATTGTGATATTCATGATATCTATTGTATTTAGTAGTTCCAGATTTACTTACAATATCTTCTATTTCTTCTTCAGTTAGTTCTGGAAACTCTTTTACTAATTCGTTTATAGGTACTTCTTTTACTTCACCTACATAATACATATCTTCAAAGTACGGAGACTCCGTATAAGAGTATACTAAGTTTGCTGGATCAACATACTGAACTCTAGCGCCATCACTCCAATCAAATGTTGTTTTAGTAGCACCAATACCTAAAACAGTTAAGTCATATAAACATCTTCTTCTAACTAAATCATAATCGCTATTTTCCATTAAAACATTTAAAGCTTGTTCTTCTGCTAACTCAATTGCTTGTTTGTAATTTAGTTGCATGTGAAGTTCAAGCTCTTCTTGTGTTTCAGGTAATGTCTCTACATCATTTTCAAAAAGATTTACATTAAAAGTAGCCATAGCTGTTTCATTAAAATCTTTACTTCTCATATCACGAAGTATAGACTCCATGTATTCTGTTCTTTTAGCAACACCATATTGATCTTGAGAGAAACAGTTTATTTCATAATTTCTTTGAGACATACCGTTAACAACTATATCAACAAACTTAGGTATAATAGGTACTGGCTTCCAGTCTAGATTTAAATAAGATAAATCACCATTAATAGATAATTCATTTTTATATTTTTGTATTGATTGCTCACCTCTAGCATATAATCTAAGTTGATGAAAATTATGTATATTTCCTTGATACTTATTATTGTTACCTTCAAACCATTCATGTCTTATAGCTTTGGCAACCTTTTCACCATACTCTAATGACATTTTTTCTATGTCACTAACTGCCTGCGAAGGAAAATATGAGTTAGAATAATTCATACTATTGTTTTATTATTGTTGATTGAAATCCTTTGTTATCGTATTTGGATATATTTAAGTTTAAAGCGGTCTTTTCTTTTTTAGGATTTGGTCGGTATAAATGTCTATTACAAGCCATTATTGCTAGCCCTGTACTTATAGAAGCATCATGCTTTGTTCTTCTGTTTATATCAAACTTAGCCCAGTCATTTAGTGTTTCGTTGAAATACATAGTACCATAAGTACCATCTTCTAATAAACCTACATGATCGTTTATGTATGATTCAATTGCAGCTGCATGAGCTTGCTTTATATCTTCACTTGAGTTTGGTACACCACCAACTTCTTTTTCTGCAACTGATAATTTGTTCCAAGCTTTATCAGGTCTGTTCATACTAAAACCTCTATAACCTCTTCTACGTAAGTAGTATAATAATCTTGGTTTGTTATTCTCTGCGAGTAACGGCATACCGTAAAATACTAATGCCATTAGTACATCTTCAAAAAACATATCAGCTGTTTGAGGTCTTGCTATATATTCTAAAAAGAAAGTATTAGCTGGTGCATCTTCCATTGAAAACTTTGTTAACCCGTGCAAAGCACCTTTTGAACCTACACCGTCTACTGTTCCAGATATATCGTACGAGTCACAACCAAATGCGCCTACGTGTTCGTTGCCAGGATATTTTATACCGTTTTTTAGTATAACATTATTTTGTAATCTTATTCCTGGCACCCAACTTATTTTAAACCTACCATTAGGATCTGGATTAAAACTAACTTGAGTATCTTTAATACCACTAGCCCACTGAAAGTTTCCGGTCGTTAAAACAGATGAGCTAGTATTACCTTCGTTGTAATCTATTTGCTCGTATATTTTAATTAAGTTAAATATACTATTTTTAGTTTCATCTCTAAACGCGTGCTCTTCTGTTCTAGGAAACTGACGGTAAAATTCATTTAAAGCATCTTGATCATCGCGCAAGCCATCAGCTTCGTTTTCCCAGTGGTTTATAACACCTTGATCTATTTCTATTCCGTGTGGATCAAATGTTCGTTGCTTAGGATCAGTGAATACAGGTCGTCCGAATTCATCAATGAATCCTTCGTAATTCCATTCCATAGGAATAAACAAAGAATATAATCCCGACTTAGTTTGTCCATTTCTGTTGCGCTTGGTAACATCTGAATCATTGTATAGCTTTTTAAAGTTATCACCACCTTTGTCTAGTGAATTACTAGTACTACCCATCATACACTTACCAACAACTCTACTACCTAAACGTAAACAAGTTTTTGTAACTCTCCAGTTATTTTTTATATTATCAGGTCTTTCCCACTTGCCACTTTCATCATGAACTAGTAGGTTTAGCTTCTCACCATCATAACTATTATCGCCTGTATTCTTCCAGTCTATAGTTGTATCAAGTCCTTGCACGTCATCCATCTCTTCACGCTCACGTATTTTTTTACGTGTAAACTTTTTAGCTGGTACTCTATATGCTAGCTCTGACTTTGGTCTATCCATACCATCTTGTATAGGTTTAAAAAAGAAAGGGTAGTTTAAACTTATTGGTACAACTTTATCTGTAAACATCTTCTTTGCGTCAGCACCTGTTTTAGATAATATCCCAAATCTACTATCACTTGCAAGTGTTGCTAAATTAACTGTTTCAGCAGAGCTCATAAACGAAAAACCAGATCGTCTGTTTTTTAAATAGCACATACCGTAACATCTACTATCAGCTTTACAAGCCTCCCAAAATATATAGAATAATCTATTTGCTTCTCTATAATCAGGTGCACCTACATCTATTTTACTCCATTGTAAGTACATATAATGTGTGCCTGTTATATACGTTGGTTTACCTTTATTCATAAACCAAAAACCTTCTTCTCTTCTTCTAAACTCTTCGTCTATATAGCTATAGTTTTCTTCTTTAAAATCTATAGAGTAATCTTGCCAGTCAAATACTGTTTTAATTTTTTTAAACTCAGGTTTGTCTGCAAAACGTTTCCACTTTTGTTCTGACTTTAATTTACTACAAGAGTATACTTCTTTTGGTTGTTTAGGTAGAGCTATTTTTAAACCTTGTATTTCTATAACATCACCAACCATACCAGTCTTCGATATTACAACAACATCGTTTTCTTTATTATAACCATACTCCCACTTTTTAGATTTATTTAACCTTTTCAAAGTGTTAAGCTTTATTGGCTCTACTATTTTATATAACGTTTGTTCGTACTTCATTTTGATCTACCTTCTGCAAAACCTTTAAATGTAGTTTCTTTTTTCTCTTCAACCTTACCCTCAAGTATATTCTCTTCCTCGTTTATACGGTTTAGTATTTCAAAAGCATCGAATATAGCTAGCTTTTTTGTAGCTGCTGCGTTCTTTAATCTGTCAGCTGATATATCATCATCACTATCAACAATAGGTTCTTTAGCAACTTTAATAAGTTCTTCAACTGCTTTTTGCCCAGCTTGGATTATACTCTTCTTCGTTTCCTTTATATTCATATTTAATTGTAATAAATTTATTTAAAACTCTGTATAATCTTTTACCTTCTATAATAAACTCATATTCACTATTAGGTGTAAATCCAACTAACGCGTTGATATCAAAAGCACCATCTGTATATTTTATTATACCAATTAGAGGTTGTTCTGTATTATTATCTAGTTTACTATTTGATTTTATAGGTTGAACAAAGCTATAACCAGGCATAGCTTTATTATTATACAAATATATTTGATCTTGTGATATTATATATTTATCTTCTTTCCAGTATGACCTACTGTTCTTTTCTCTACCCTTAACATCTGTCCACCTTCTAAATATATTGTGATGCACTATTACTTCATCACCTACATTAACAGGTGATTCAAATAATAGTGGAGTAGCGATTACTTTTGCTTTTCTATTAACGTATTGATGATTAAATATTTCAGTATTCAATATCAACTCTTTGTCATCGACTCGCTTAACATTATTATAACGCTCGCCAATAGGAGCCACAATAAAATCTTTATAAGCATTCATTAGTATTCTAAATTATACTCAACTGATATTGCCATATTTTTATTAAAGTCTTTCCAAGGTATAACAACCTTTTCTTTTTTAATATATATACAGTACTTATCTTCTTCTTCTATTATATCACAAATCTTATGACCGCCATAAACTTCTTGGTCTACAGCGTAGTGCATAGAATCATTTTTATAATCTTTACCTATGGTAATTTTTCTGATGATATTATTTTTCATCTTTCTTCCAGTTAATTGTTCCATCATTTATATTTACATCATCACTACCATATTCTTTTTTAAAAACATCTTGAAGTACAACAGCTTTATTTTGCACAACACCTAAGTCGTGAAGCAAGCTATGTTTTTGAGCTTCTATTCTACCAATATTCATATTAGTTTTATTAATAGTATTTATTATACCTTGAAGCTCTTTTAAATGTTCATCAGATATTTTTTCTGCTTTAGTTTTAAGTTCTACAACTTTATCTTTTTTTGTCATTGTATTTAATTTTATTTAATTATTATAATGTTGTGGGGTCTCCATATTTATTAACGAGATAATTTTCAACCCCTTCTATTTCCTCGTCATTAAGTTTTCTATTATAAAATATTATTTCATAAACTTTACAGTCTCTTAGAGATCTAAAAGCATCTTGGTAATTTTGAATTAAAGTTTGATATGTACCTTGGCCTGACGGACTAAGGGTATCTAAAATACCTACTGCAAAAGTTAAAGGTTTTGTTCTTATAGAGCTATCATCGCTTTTACCTACACCCAAATTAAGTTTGTTTACACCTTGCTCACTAGCGCTAGCATCAGAGTTGTTATCATCTAACGTGTTAGATACGCCAATATAAGATGCAGCATCTATACCTTTTGAATCATCAGCGTTTCTATACATCCTACCATCTCTTTGAAAAAGCGTACTAAAACCAACACCTACTGGTGTTGCACTATTACTACCTACAGAAACTGTCCAAAACTGAAACTTATCATTATTTGATATTGAATTACCAGAAATATCAGCAGCTGGATCCATAGGTCTCCACCTTCTTTCACTTTGGCTAGGTCCTAAACTAGTACTAACACTAACTACGTGCTCTACACTATTAGTAGAATTACCACCATTAGTTTCTGTAGTACTATAACTAACATTAGCTCTAGTCCATATTCTTCTACCAAACACTATATCACTAAAGCTACTAGGAAGACTAGGGTCGTGACCTTGAAAATGAAACAAAGACTCCGAGCTATGAACAAAACTATTAGTTCTAAACACCGTAAAATAGGTATAATTTTGTAAATCTATAAACGAATCTGTTAACCTAGCATATAAATCACCATCATCTCTTACGTTACCAACATTACCTCTAGCTCTCATATAAGGATAAGCATCTATATCATCTCCTTGTGCACTAGTGTAAGTATTTGAAACAAAATGAGCATAAGATATTGGATTACTACTTGATTCTGCTGGCGGTCTTTTTGCTGTAACAGAATCTGTTGTTTGATACACTGGACCATAAGGGTTGTTAAATGAAGGTCCTTCAAAACCTTCTAAAGTATTTAAATACTTACCTATAGCGTTAGTAGTATTGTTTTGTAAAGTATAAGCTTTATTATCTATTCTGTATATTCTCTGACCGCTACTAGAAACATTAGTAGAGCCAGCATCTGTATACATTGTACTAGCGTCAGTAAAATCCCACCAACCTATTAAATCATTAACGTCTGTTGGATTACTTATACCAGTTAAGTATTTAGAGTATATTAATCCACTTGATAAACCTAACATCAGTAACCAACGTATGCTATAGCTTTACCACTGTCTAATTTTATGCTAGTCCATCTACCATATATAACTAAACCTTTGGGAAAAGTAACACCATCTGTACTAGATCCTCCATTAGCATCTATACCTGGTGATCCAGTATCAGAGTTGATATATATGTTTGAATCTTCAGATATTAAACCATTTGTGTTAAAAACTGTATCTTCAACAAATTGTATAGCTACAAAAACAGGATCGCTAGTTAAATTAGCTTTGTCTAAAACACTATCAGCTACATCTCCAACAGTAACATCATTAGTATAAGTACAAATAAGTATCGAACCCATCTGTCCAAAACCATACTCTATAGTATTGTTTTTAAATCCCATATTTTATTTTTCAAAGTGTAGTAGTATTCTTATAGGATTTATATTAAATAGCTCTGCATCATCAGCAACGTCATTTGCTATAGGAGACTCAAAAGTGATAACTTGTTTATTAGAGCCAAATGCTGCTATGCTTTTAACTGTTCCTACAAGACCATTTGCAACAGTATGTATAACATCTCCCGGCGCAAACGTCCTTTCAGCGTTTGGATCACCATCACTTCCATTGTCTGTATCAAGAGTTGCAACACTACCATCGGCTGTTACACCACCTCTAGCTAACGCTGTTGTACTAAAATTTACACCGCCTGATTTATAAACTCCAGCAACGTACAGTTCGTCAAGACCTTTAGTACTACCACTATTAGGCTCTCCTGTTAAAACTAAATTATCATCATGTTCTCTATTACCGTGCATATTTATGGAGCCTTGTAAAATAGGTCCATTATTCTCACTAAAATCAATGTCGCTAAACCCTATTATATTATTTTGCCAACCAAAACCATCAACAACACCACCATCAACAGTTCCTATAGTAGGTGGAGCTTGTCCATTTATTGTTTTAGCATATAATAGAGAAAGATTTGAGCTATTATCATTTGTATTATCTTCACATCTTTGTATATATGTAATGCAAATTAATTTAGCTGGACCTCTAGGTATTTCAAATCTAGTCCAATCAAACGCTATATCTCCAACACCATAATCAGTGTTTTGAGCGCCAGCTGTTACTGGTATTGTCGGCTTTACTTCTATTGTAAAATATCTTGATAACATGTTTTTATTTTTTTATTTGTTCATTTTTCTTTGACGAGCCTCCGAAGAAGAAGTCGACAACTGTATTAACTTTGGCGCTCATAGCACCGAATATTGTTGAGATGAAACTAATTTCAAACTCACCTAAGTTTATTTCTTTAACTACAAAGACTTTAAACATCATAAAACTTAGTCCGAAGTACGCAGCAGTAAATAACGTTGCAAGTACTTTTTGAATAAACGCGTCGTCTTTGTACATATCTCTAGCGCTCTTTCTGTCTTCGACTTCTTTAGCGAAGGCTTCTTTTTCAGCTTCGAGTAGTAAGCTCTTGATTGCAAGCTTAGCTTCAGCTCTTTCTTTGTCTGTTGTAACAACTTTGTCAAGTATTCCTTCTGCATTATTAACTACTTTACTGAATAAACTA